CATGACGTAAAAGTATATAAGCTTGATGATGATATGTTAAATAAAGGCTTTGATGAAATAGCCTATTTAATGAATCGTTTATCATGGCACTTTGATACTGACTTATGGGAATACAGTAGAGAATATTATGAAGGAAATGGTTTAGATAAACTAGAATAAAATGGATATATTAAAATCTAAATATACACAAACAACTTATTTTTTAGTTCCATTATTATTCTCCGAAGATATAAAAAGTTCGCAAATTATTAATGACAACTTTGTTAACGCTTTTGTAGCGGACTTTAACAAAAAACAGTACGATGATAAAATCATACTTGTTTATTCTGAAAAAGCTGATTTACCAGCTAAAAACAAAGTAGATGAATATAAGGACGAGACTCGTCGAATGTTTGTCTATGAATTGCCGGAGGCATACCAAGATGATTATGCTAATATTTTGAAGGGATATTGGTCAAAATTATCTAACGATGCTAAGGAAAGAATATTAAGTTTCTGGGAAGAAACAGAAGATTCTTTTATATATGGTGTATTATATCATACACCTAACAAATATATAAAGTCTTTTTATAAGAAATATACGGATCTTGATCCTGTAAAGGACTTAAAGAAAGACGAATTTTGGTACAAACCAAACTTAGTAATAGAAGTGCTGGGTCTTTAGACCTGGCACTTTTTATTTATTAACAAACTTAACAACAAATATCAGATGACTTTAAAAAACTCACAAGTAGAAAGACTTTTTACATATCTTAATGCTGAGTATCAAAAGAAGCTCCAAGATTTAGAATCCACTCGAATCAAAGAGATAGAGGAATCTGATGAATATAAACAAACATTTACAGAAATTAAATCTTTTCTTATAAGTAAAGGTTTAGATGAAGAAACTGCTGATCGTAGATCTAAATTTATATGCGAAACTATATTTAAGATTGATGATTTAGTATATAATACTTGGCCTAATAATACACTTGTAAGGCACAAGTTAGAAGCAATTTTATCAACATTACCTGACTCATTAAGTTTCGAAGAAGTAGTCAAATTAGTAGATGAGAAACTGGAATTTGAACAAATTATTAACCAATAATAAAAATAATATGGAAAATACAGTAAATACTATGACTATTACTCTTGATGAGTATAAAAAGATGATTGATGAGGTAGCTCACTTACAATCACGAATTGCAGGCAAAGATGAAAATATAAGTTCATTACATGCTGAAATGGGCAGACTTAATGCTGAGATTGATAGATTAGAAGAAAAAGTAGTAGAAGCTCAAACTTCGGTATATCTCCAGGGGACAGATCGTTATAATTCTAGCCCTTATGGAAATTATGTTAAACTTTCGAAGGAGTCTCCTGAATTAGTAAAACTTATTAACGAAGCTACTAATAAAGCTCAGGAAGAGATTATTAAATCACAGCTTAAGAAGATTGAAGATTTACAGGATAAAGTTGAACGTCTCGAAAAACAATGGAATACTGATCGTAAAAACCTTATAGAGAAGCAAACAGCTAAAGTTGAAGAACTCAATAAAACTATTGATACTTTAACAAAAGATTATGAAGATCTTAAACTCGATAAGGCTGCTAATTTAGTTGAAGCAGAACGACTTGCTGAAGTTAATAAGCTTAAAGAACAGATTGCTGCATTAGAAATATCTAAAGAAGCATCTGATATTATATGGCCTACTGGTTTATTCAGTAAGTTATTCCATAAGCAAATTGCTAAGAATGCTGAACTTTTATTCAAGCAATATAAAAATCGTGTTGATTGGAGAGAAGTAACAACTACTTCTGCAATTGGTAAAGCTAAAGATTATTTAAAGACTTTAGAAAATAATAATTTAAGTAATGAACTTGCTTATGCTAAACAGCGTGCAGAGTTAAATTCTATATATGGAATGACAGCAACATCATGTAGATGGTAAATTCAAAAGGGGGTCTTAGCACCCCCTTTTTTTATTAATTAACAAAAAGATAACAGAATGTTTATAAGACAAGAAGACGGTTCAAGGAGAATATCATTTGAATCAATGGATAAGCTTGAAAAAACATTAAATCCTGGAGTATATTCATTAAAAGTACAAATTATAGATGGCTTTTTTGGTCGTCAAGAATATCTTTACTTAAATGATGTTAATACATTCAAAGGTAAAGAATTTGTAAAAGCAGGAATATACAAACGGATTGATGATTTAATTAATATTCACCTTAGCGATGCTATGGCTGAAGCAAAAAGAGTACTTAAACTAAGAAATAAAATGGGATTGATGTTTAATGGATTACCAGGTACTGGTAAAACATTTACAGCAGGTCTCATTGGTCAAAGGATTGTTGATAAGCGAGGAGGCATATGCATAGTTACAACAGATGCAAATGGTGAAAGAACAAGAAAAATTATTCAACATCTTAGGACATTCACAGATAAACCAATAGTATGGGTATTTGACGAATTTGAAAAATCTGTCAAAAATGGGGATAGTGACTTATTATCTTTATTAGATGGAGTTGACAGTCCTGAAAACGTTATATTCATAGCAACAGTTAATAAGACATCAGATTTACCAAACTTTATAATGCAAAGGCCTGGTAGGTTTGAAAGCATCATAGAATTTAAAATAGAAGATCCTATAATACTAAAAAGTATTGTAGAGTCTATGCTACCAAAAGAATACAGAGATCCTAAATTACTAGAAGATATAAATAAAAGTATATTGGCTAGTAATAATAAAACGATAGATAAAATAGTGCTTATAATGAGAGATCATCTAAGTAAGTACATATATCTAAAGAACAAAAAAGAAAAGGGGACATAAGATCCCCTTTTTTTATTTCTGTTTCTATTTTTTAAAATTACCTAGCGTTGGAACCAAGGTATTTGATCTCCAACATCTCTTAATCTATACGCCTGTCTATATACAGGAACCATATTAACCAAACGTTTATATATCTTAAGTTGACCTTCCCAAGGACCTCTCTCATATTCTTCTAATGGATTCATAGCTTGTTTAAACAATTGTGCTAAATTTTCAAATACAGATAAAGATGCTGCAGGAGATCTAAGGATTTTCATTGCTTCAAATGGAGATAAATAAAATAATATTTCAGACTTTAATCTAAGTAATTGATACATTATAAATTCATCAGAATATGTTACCTCGTCATCGTCATCTCCAGCAAGAACTCTAAATAGCACCATTAGAATAGCAATATTAACCATTTCTAAAGCTGTACGCATAAGATTGGCACGTTGATGATCCGATAACATAGCCCAACGTTCTCCCCATGTTAAATCTGATATTTCAGACTCTTCTGCCTCAATATTACGTTTTGCTTTAAAAGCATCTATATATGGTTTAAGTAAGAAATTATATGTAGTAATATACATACCTTCTACGCTTTGTAAATTTCTAGTTTCATACCTAGTTTGTCCCCAATGTCTACGCCAACCTGGTGCCAAGAATTTCCTAAACATATAAGCTAGAGATGCTACTGGATGTTGTTGTAAGTATACCCTAGCTAAGTTAGAATAATCACCATGTATTCTACTCATCATGCCTTCAAGTCTTTGCTTAAAATCATTTTGATCTGTAGTAGTCCATTGAGATCTAACTAAATCTACTTTATTATCTTTATCAAATACTAATTTACCATTTTCTATGGAATAAAAATCTCGTATTGAACCTAATTCATTACCATCTTTATCAAATGCCTTCTTCTCATATAACATAGAATCCATAAACTTAACTCTCATAAAATGTTCACCAGAAGACGATGTCAAATGAGCCATCTCGCTTAAATTCATTTTACCAAGCTTAGATCTTCGTCCAGAATATTGAATAGAAGGCATTTCGGCAATATCAAATCGCTGAGCAATTAAAGTTAATATATTTGTAGGTCTACGAGAACCAGCGTCTGCTATCATACCAGCAAGATTTTTCATATAATCCATATGAGCTTTGGCATAATCTTTTGGTGAAAAGAATTCACCAGCTATACTTTCTATCCATTGATTTATTTCTCCTAATGAAACGTTTGCTACGCCTTGTATTATATTTAGTCCAAGTAAGTTTACAGCCGTATATTTTTTTATAAATTCAATAACTTTACCAAAGTCAATACCTAACTTAGAACTTATTTCTTTTTCGTATTGACCAAATACAACGGCATTCAACCATGCATCTAACATGGTATATATATTACCGCCAATAGTAACAGCCTCTTGAACAGAATTAATATTGAGAATATCAGAGGGCTTCTCTGTGACCTTTTTTACTACATCTTTTAATGAAGTATTTTTACTTAATTCACGTTGTTTCATTAAGTTTTTAAACATATCTATTTCTGCTAATTTAGAATGTTTTTTATTATAGTCTACAGCAGAAGACATATAACTCATATAAATACCAAACAAATCAAAAGATTGATTATCTGAGTCGAATACAGTCTCACCATCTTCATTTACCTTAACAATTCTTTTATTATAATGTATAGGTAGAAAATATAAGGCCTCTTTATTTTCGTCTACAATTTCTTCATGTCTATGCGTATCGTCAACTTGAAATGTAAAAGTTTTTGCAAAAGAATCAGCTATAAGACTACCTATAGGTTGACCACTTGCGATACGTTCTGCTTTCTGCTTAACTACCCCAGGTAATCTATTACCTATTGCTCTACTAGATGGAACTAAAGAATCTGCATAATTTCTAAGTTCAATTATCATATTATACATCTTAGTTCTAGGGTCATCGGGATTCTCTAATATTTTACTAAACTCTGACCATTGTTTAGTTATCCATCTATCACTTGGTTCCCTAAAATTATTTTGATTTGTTACTATCCAGTTTAAAATTAAATCGCCAATTTCTTCTGTTATTACACCTTGATCTACAAAATATCCAATATCTATATATTTTTTATTATTAGATATAATACTATACAAAGATTTAAGTTCTTTTTCATTTATTTTACCAGATTCTGCTAACTCATTAATATATTTCCATAAAGCATCTAAATATCTATTATCATTAATAGGCATATTATAATTTAACCAAGCGGATCTTACCTTTTTTGCCTCTTCTTTATCTTTGTAAAAACCAGAAGATACAAATACTTCGTTTTTTTCTTGTAAAAGTTCAGAACTAAATGGGGTTAATATATACCCTGTTAATTCTCCAGTTTCAGGATGCCTTTCCAACATAAAATCATACATGTCTAAATAATTAGTAAATACTTTACCAGAATTAGCCATATATTTTTCAAATTCTTCTAATACAGGAAGATATTCCATTCTTTTTTCTTCAACCAATAATCTCCTTTCATCATCAAGAACAGCAATAGACTTTACAAAAGCCCCAGTAACAGCATCTCCACTGTCAAGGATATTGTCCATAATCATTTCCATATAACCAATATCTTTTTCAGCTTTGACAAGTTCTTTTGCTATAACATTTTTTGTTTTATTATTTATAGACTCTTCATTAATTTTATACATAGAAGCAACATATTGATCCATAGTCAGATTCTTATCAAAATTTTTAGGAACTTGCTTAACTTTTTCTTCATACTTTTGATTACCTTTTTCAACTTGGTCTAATAAAAACATATAATGTCTATAAGTTCTTTTATACTCTTCGATTGTCTCAATTTTTACTTTACTATAATAAGGAGCTAAATAATCTACAGTTAAATTTAGAGCTCTTCTTTTATATTCAACTTCTATATCTTTAAGATATATAAGCGAATCTTTAATTTTCTCTCTAATAAGATCTAATTCAGGAACACCTTCTTTAACTTCTTTAAAATATAAATAAAGATCTTCTGTTATTGCAAAAGATTTAGTCATTTTTATAAAGGCAGTAAGAGCATTTTTATTGATTTTTTTATCAGTCATATTTGTTTCGCTTAAAGCTTTTACAGCTTTAGATAACTCTTCGTGAATATAATTTACTAATGATGTTAACGCTTTATTGGGTTCTTCATAATTTAATATAATATCGGACAATACACCTTCTATTTTTTGTACTGCTAATTTTCGACCATAAACCTTACTTACATTTGCTCTAGTATTAAGCATTTTTACAGTCTTTTGTAATAATTTGTCAGCTTCAGACATAGTGTATCCTTCCATCTGATACTTTATATCAAGCTCTTTAATCCGTTGTTCAACTTCTTCTGACACATCTAAATCAATATCAGATTGTAAATCATCCAAAGCTTGACTTCTAGCTTTATCAAAATTATCACTCCATAAAAAGAATGTTTCAAATGCCCTATCTAATTCGACAATACCACTATCTAATGTAGCATTACCATTGGAATCTTCTGATATAGGAATAATATTAAGACTAAAAGCATCGTACCTATGATCTCTATCAATTAATTTTGTTAACATTCCAGATGAAAAACTCAACCTTATACGCTCTCTTGTTTTTTTAGACACAGGCCTATACATTCCAGCTTTTTTAGGATTTATGATCTTCCCAAAGGTTTTCATTGTCCCATTTGATTCATAGAAATTAACAATACTAAATACAGGACTATTTTTGTCTTTATATTTATGAACAACTACAAAGTCTACAACATCATATAATCTACGATCTTTATTATTAAGCAATACATTTGTTATAACAGAAGCATCTTTACCAAACTTATTCTCTAATGTAGATATAAGTTTTTCTTTATCTGCAATTTTAGTACGACCTTCGTAATTATTAATGGCATCTCTAATAGTAGAATATACTGTATTATATTTTAATTTAGATATATCTTTTTCTTTAGTAATAAGATCTGAAGGTACACCAGCTAAGCCAAATATATTTAACCCATGTTCCACTGTAATAAATGGAGCCTCGTTTTCACCTATATTACCAATAAAATTATAAAATGATTTTTTATCATTCTCAAATATTTTTGCTAAATATTTTGCATTGTTATGTAATGATTGACTACCTGTTGAAGATGCAATAAAATAATCAAAATCATTAGAAGCCAATGTAACGTCTGAGTTCAACAAAGGTCTTATATTACGTTGCTTACTAATATAACCAAACACAGTATTAAATAATGTATCGTAATATGTTAACGACTTTCCTTCAACACCAGCTTCTGTATTTCTAGTAAAAAAATTAGTGATGGCTCTAAGAAGTCTTTGCCACCAGTTATATTTCATCTCTTTTAATTCTGTAACAATTTTATGATTGGTTAAACCATTTGCTACAAATTCATGAACATTACTATAAGCACTATGGGATTTAAATTTAGATTGAGATTTAGCAGCCCTAAATAAACCATTAATTATTTTAGATAATTCCTGTTCTGCATCAGTTACAGGATTTTCCATAACATCATATAATACAGCATGGTATACTTCATGTAATATAGTAGAAGCTAATAAATCAAATGATCCTGCGCTAGGTAAATTTAAATTATCTTTTATTAAATATATAACACGTTTGTTTGTTTTTGAATCTAACTCTACAAACGCAAAATCGTTCATATGTTTTCTAAAAGCACCCTTCTTTATACTGTTTAAATCATTTCTATTAATAATTTCTAATCGTATTTCTGATAAAGAACCTCCTAATGATTCTAATAACTTACGTAATTCTAAGTTTGACTCAGATAAACCTACCCTACTTTCTATAGTAGAAAGTAACATCATAGGATTTGTTTTTTCATCTATATATTCATCTAATAGACGTCCTACTTTTTCTGCTTCTGTATAAACGATATTAATTAATCTGGGATCAGCTTCTGGAAATTCAAACTGGTCAAATTCTGTAGGTAATTGTTCGCCTATAGTATTTTCAAATTCTGGAATATTTTCTTCTAATTCAGTTATATGTTCCTCTGTAAGATATCTTTCATTTGTTTCAAATTCAAATTCAGGATTGTTCCTACGATCTAAATAATCATTTAGAGCAGACTCGCTTATAAAAACTTTTAACCACGTATCTCCACGAGGAATAGGTTGATTTGTTTTTTTATCAATAAGATACTTACCAAATTTATCTCTATAATATATAGGATATTCTTCTAAATGAATCAGATCTGGGACTATTGAATTTAATTCTTTAACTATTGATCTAGCCATAGTTTTCCTATCAAAACCAACAGTCATTAAATCATTTTTAAGAACAGTATAATGTCCATTAAATTTACGTTTAGAAAATGTATTAGCTAATCCAGCAATATATTTTTCTATGTCTTTAATAGTAATTTCATTTGCTGTTTGTAAAAATGATTTTAGTTCAGAAACATCTGGTTGTCCAACATTTGAAGGCCTAAATATATTTAACTGTTCTAATGCAGGCCAATTGTCAGTATTATTCTTTTCCATCCATACACCCATCTCAGCTGCTAATATAGCAGGATGTATATTAGATTTAGATACTAACTCTTTAAAATCAGGGTGATTAATATTAACACATTTAGCCATTATAAACAATTTTTCCAGTTAGTAATTTGTTCAGAAGTTGCATTAATTATATCATTAAGTGTTAATGGAGTAAAATTTGGACTATTTTTGAATTTTTCATTTAATTTATCTCTTAAATCGGACCAAGTTTCTATATATACAGGAATCTTATTATTCTGCAAGAAATTATCTAACATTCTTCTTGCTTCAGTTTCAAATATTTCCTGATCCCTACCAAAATCAGAATATATATAATAATCTCCTTTCTTAATTTCTTCAATACTTACTTCTGGATATCCTTCAAAAACATCTACTACTCTTTCTTCTAATCTATCAACTTCTTCTGTATGAGAATATCTTAAAGCAATTGAGCCTTCTTCATCAAAAATAAAATACTCTTTCGGATTATTTTTTAAATCAACTAATATTTCTTCAGTAGTTTTTTTAGACTCAGTGGATGTTTTAATTTCACCAATTACAATATTTAATTTATTACGCCAATCTTTATCCATCATATTTATAGTAGGTATACCTTTTCGATTAGCCATTTCTACAGCTTGACCAGTACCACCTTGTGGACGAATTGGATTATTGCTTGGCTCAGCATAATATAATACAAAGTCTACTGGTGTGTCTAGATTCTCACCAAACACTTGATTAGTATTACGAGCCATAAGATCTAATGCATAGTCTGTTAATGCATCTGGATTAGGATGTATCTCCTTAGCAATAGCCCTAGTTACATCAGTAGCATCATCTGCCCTATATATCTCACTATTACCAGTACCTTCCCTAAATGATTTGTCAGCCCCTTTAGCATCACCAGTTCTTAAAGTATATCCTTTTGACTCTAGCTCCTTTGCAATATCTGTCATTTGACTCAATATTTCAGGAGGAGTTTGCCTACTACCAATACCAGCATAGGTCATTGTTTTCTTTATAGACCTATATGGTAGCTTATCAAATTCTGGAGTTGTAGATTCAACAGTTGTTGTACGTTCAGATTTATTGGTATCTCTTGTAACACCTTCCTGTTCAACTCTTTTCTTTTCTAAAGAGGTCATAACAACTAAATTTGTTACAGGCACAAACTCATAACCATTTACTTGAGATTGTATAGATTCGTCATTGAAATATTGAAGTTCTTCACCATCTTGTATTAATAGACCTTCTTCATTAGCATCTTTAATAATACTACCTGGAGTTAGACCAGGTGTTTTGACAACTATACCAGACTTTTCATAAGAATCCCTGGTTACAGTTTTATATACAGGATGTATCTTTTTTTCTTCTTCGCTAGAATCAATTAGATAACCAACATACTCTAATAGATATGGTCTAAAGGATTGTATAGGTTCATTATTAGTATCTACCCTATCATACCTCTCCTCTCTATAAACAATATATTTCTTAAATACAGGTTCGCCTTCCGCATTATCTCCTAAATAATATCTTTGATATATAACGTTTCCTTCTTTATTATATGATAACACCATTGCTTTAATTGGAGGAGTTATGCCTTTAACATTATATGCCCTACGCCACTTATATATAATATCGCCAGTCTTTTTATCTTTAATAGGATATTGTATATCTCTCAAAAAAGGATCGGCTAATTCAGCAACATGATCATCTATAATAGGAGTAACGATTTGCTTATTCATCCAATTATTTTTGAATACCCTATCTACATATACGCTTAAAGCAGTATTGATGTCACTAGAAAATAATTCTTTTTTTGCTTTAATAAAATCATTATATGATAACTTACGACCATTAGCAGTTTCTAAATTCTTATATAATACAGGTGGTATAACATTAAAGAAAGAATGTAATTTATTCCTAAAACCAGAATTTAAGAAACTATATACAAATAAACTCCTAGCGAACTTATGTATCTCTTTTATCATTTCCACTTCTGACTCATCTTTTGGAGTAGCAGAAAGTAAATCTAATATACCATACATATAATCATTTATAGAAGCAGTATCAGAAAAAGCTTTCCTAACCACAGCTATATAAGAAGTGAAAGGCAATCCTTTGTCTTCTGATAATGGTCTCTTAAGTAATAAACTAAATATAGGATTGTCTCTAAATCTTTTTGCTATTGGCTCATCGGAATATTTAATCCTCGTCAAAGTATCAATTACACCTTGCATTATATTTGCAACATGATGTGTTTTCAAACCAAAAGAATTCTCTTCAGGATTACCATCTTCATCGACATCAAAGAAAAAGTCACCTGCTATAGCAGCAAATACTTCATCTGCAATATTATTAACTAATTTTTTGTTTAAAGTAGAACCATTTCCACTTAAATTTAAAACTGTATTGACTATATCTATAAATCCTGGTGAAGAATATATAGTTAAATTAGGCATCATCTGCAACAAAAATAATACAGAATTACGATAATAAGGTCCTAATAAGGATTCACCGTCTTTTATCTGCCTAGGAGCTGTTGGAAACAATCTGTTAGCATTTTCAAATCTATTAGCTTCTTTAAAGTCTAATACTCTTTTTTGATATTGTATAATTTCTGGTACATTCCTACCAAACTTTTTAGTATCAACCTGACATATTTGTACAAAATTATTTAGATCTTCACCCATTTTATTAAAATGTTCAAATATATCAAAAGCCATAAGTTGATCCAATACAAAATTATCTTTTTCCTTACCTGATAGTTCTTCTACTTTAACATTATAATATTTCTTTTCTAATGCTTTTGTTACATGTATAAAATCATATACAGAATTATTGTTAAATTTACGCTCATCATATACTTTTTTAGCTTCATCAGACAATAATTTAATCCAATCTTTTTTTGTGGCTTCTAAGGCTTGTTTTTTTGAAGTATATAAACCCATTCTGCTATACCTACCAGAGTTATTAATACGCTCTGCTAAATCTCTGATAATAGGTTGAGATGTAATTTTAAAAGTATTTAAACCAAAACCACCCCTAATCATGAATGCAATAAAATTATAAGTAGCTGCATTCACATTAAGTTTCATAATATAATTATCTTTAGCTAAGTCCACATGAGCATCTATTAATGCAGATAACCAAGCCATTATATTTGTATTATCTCTACTAAGTTTGGCACTAAGATCAATAGACCCCTTCGAGTCAGTATTAAGTAAACCAAACGATTGTCCTATATACTTTAGTCCTGCTATTTGACTAAGTACATGGTGAGAGTTATTTAAAGCAAATGGACCAATACCATCTTTACCACCAGTATATTCAAATTTTAATATATTCTGATTTGAAGCAGAGTATGTATGAAACATATTACCACCATCTTCTTCTTTTATAGAACCAGCTAATGTTGTTAATAATTTTTTATATGAGCCTAAAGGAGATTGTGTTTGTGGAATACTATTAGTATTTTTGTAAACAGACAAATAAGCATCTAGCAATCTATTTTTAACTGCTTGTTCAGAATTAAATTCATAAGGAGAAGAATCCTTATATTTTTCTAAAAACTCTTTCTTTGCTTCCTGATAGTTCCAATTGTTAAGTAAATTTGCAATATTTTTTATATTATCTATTCCTACAAATGTTTCATCTAACTCACTTAACATCATATCTGATAATAATGTCTGTAGAGAATTGTATAAAGATTCTGGTATGGCTTCTTTGAGAGACTCTGTAAATTCTATAACACTATTTATCTTATCTTCCTGTTGTACTGACGGATCAAATAACTTGCTTTCTAATTGCTTTATATCCTCCTTATATTTAGAAACAATATAAGACTGCTGATTGTCAAAAGCTAATTCTTGAGGAGATTTCCCATCCTCTTCTTTATCATAAAATTTAACCTTTTCCATTTTTCCACTATCATTGATAAAATAAGAATGTCTAACAACAAACATTTTATCAATATCAAAGTCAGAACCAGTTAGAGATGTTACTGCTTTAGGTAATATAATTGTATCGCCAACTTGTTCAGGAAGCAGTCTGCTAACTTTTAAATACATAGCAGAAGATTGTCCCTGAGTAGGGATACGATAAACTAATAATTCTGGAATATGATTAAGTACATAATCTGCAGATTCTTTGAAAGACTGAGTAGAATAATTTGGAATTAAATGTTTAAACAATGATATAGATATAGCACATTCCGCTGCACTAACATTACCATTTGCGTCTAATGCATACCAAGCCAAATTAGAAGAATTACTTACATTTATACCAGTAGCAGATAACTGAATAAACTGATTACCTGGCATTTTTATATCTATAGTATGTTTTGTAACCATGCCTATCAGCCTACTAAATATTTGTTTTCTGTTACTAAATGTGTCAAGTTCCAAATATAAATTATCTCCTTCTGTTCTAAAAGCATCTGAAATTAAATCAGGCATATTACTTTTTATAGCATCTTCACGAAGAGTTTCTGCTAATTTTTTAAGATTTATTTGATTTGTTTTATCATCAAACCCAATTTTTTCTTTAAATCTTTTTAAACCCTTATTACTTACAGAAGCCAATGAACTAAAGATTACTTCTGCCAATTCTTTACCAGTAATAGGACTATCAATTCCAGGAATATTATATACTGATTCATCTAATATTAAGTCTGATAATGTTATTTTTATTACCTGTGTACCTAATTTAGTTTCTGTAATATTATGTGGATCAGTTACTAACTGTTTTCTTAATGATCTAAAAGGTAACCTTGTAGAACTCATGTCAGACAAATCACTAACATCTTCTTTATATTGATCTTTATATAAAGGAACTGAATAACCAAGACCAACTTTAATTGCACTATCATAAGGAACCATGTCAATTTTACCAAGCCCGCTATATTTGCCTACAGCCTCCATTCTATCAGCAAGATCCCTTAACTTCATATTATCCACCAAACCTGGAAACAGTGGCATAACTGACATTTTCAAATAAGTAGGAACCTCAATATTTCCATTATCAACTAAATCAAAAAACACCGGTTTTAAAGGCTGCATATATAACTTTAGTACAGCATCTTGTTCCTCTTTTGTCATTGAATACCAGTCTTTACGAGACATTATATTATTATAAGCAGCTTCTTTCCATTCTGGCCATTCTCCTAACTGTATAAGCATTGCTCTAAACATAGAAGGAGATACATAAGCTTGACCATCAGTACTATCTACACTCCTATATGATTCTAATATATCATTAATATCGACTCCAAATATTTCTCTTAATACAGATTTTTCTATATTATTTACTTTTTCTATATCAAATTCTAATATACCATCTTTACTTCTTAAGTACTCTTCGTCTAAAATATATTTTAATTCACCATATAAAGGATCGCGTTTATGCTTCATTTCCCTTACTAACATTTGAGAATATCGAACTATAAGTAAATTTCTTAATGTGTAATAATAATTTGAAGGATCATACTCTCTATATTCAGGAGAAGACATATTAAGTTTTTGAGTAGTCAGTGCAGCCATTGTAAAATGATCATCTACTATATTCTTCTCTATGGTCTTTTGATTAATTGCATCCCCACTAGATGTTAATACCATCAAACGTTTAATCCTATCTTGTTGAATAGATTCCTCTTTATCTCCTTTAAAAAACGCAGGATCGCCAACAAATAATTTGTTAATTTCAAAGTTTGAAATGATCATACCAATCTCATTAAATGCTAGTATAGCCTGCATTGCATGAGAACTATTCGGAAATAAAGACAAATATTCCTTATATATCTGATTATCTATAAGTATGTTTTTTATATACTCTTGATTGTTTTCCTCTTCTATACCAACTTCATATACTTTTAATTTTTTAGCCCTATTTAAACCAAATGCAACAACTTTAGCTAAATGTTCTTTTATTAAATTTCTAGCATCTCTCTCAAAATTAAAATCCTTATTATTGAATTCTTTAAAATCAATATACTTTAATGCATTGGCGCCAGCTGTTATTATTTTATTACCTTTAAGTTTATAATGATAATTTAGTATCATCTTGTTTTTTAAGATGTCTATATGGGAACCATCATTACGTTTTTCTGCATCATTGTATGCTTTAATAATATCTTTAGCTTCCTTTATACGTTCTCGTTCATCTTCAGCATAACCAACAAAGATATCAATTATTTCATTTGTAAATTCTAATTCACCAGTTTCAGGATTTAATTCATATATATTTCTTGGTAAAGATAATCCATCTAAAAAATAATAGGTTGACCTATCTGCTATAATTGGAAAAGGAACCAAGGTCTCTTTATTATGTAAAGCTCCAAGACGTAATATATAATCTTCAATTGTGTTTAAGTCAGAATAAGAAGATCCAGAATCATTAGTATCTCTTTCTTGAAAAGAAGACATTGTTCTAATTGATATTTTTTCTCTAACTATATCACTTTCAGACAATTGCTGGAGAAACAAACTATGTTTATTTCCTATTTTAGAAAGTTTTTTATCTATAAAAGATTTATCCTTCAATTTTTTTATAGTGTCAGTTGTATATGTATTTAAAGCATATGTGAAATATTGATGCCCATTTGGACCTATAACAACATCATTTAATAAATCAGGATGAACTTCAAACATTTTCCTAGCTAATTCCCTTATAATATAAAGGCTATCCCTAGTTGTATAAATTGATCTAATATTTGCATCTAAATCATATAAAGGTAATGTCGGAATATTTTTAGATTTCTTAGACTTTAACTCATTATATTTTTTAATATCTTCTTCTCTTTGTAGACCAAGTTCAGCTAATTGTTTTAATTTATAAAAATAACCAACTTGATTATCATCTCTGGGATTAGATGCAGAAAATTCGGTTGTTATTAAAGAATATAATACCTCACGTGGACCATATATCTTTTTACCAACTTGCTTAACTTTACTTTGCACATAGGCGTCTAATGTTAAACGATCTATAGGTATACCAACATTATGTAAAAATTGTAAAAGAGTCTCAGCATATTCATTAAGTTCTTCAGGGGATAATTGTTTTCTCCCTTCCTTACGAACTTTATTTTCAAACATTACATAATCTTCATATAATGCTGTTAGTGCTTCTACATTAATTTTTTGTATATCTCCTGCTTTTTCACCATGACTAACATATTTAGATTGTATAAAATTTTCAGCCCATACATATTTTTCTTCTTCCTCAGCACGATTTATATCAGCTCTATAAATTTGATATACAATAGGAGAGCCTTTCTTTCTATTACCAGTTTCGCTTGTATATGTGAAATTTATAAACATATGTTTATGTTTATTTACAGCTGTTTTGAATTGATTTCTTAAATTTGGAGAACGTCTCTCAAGTCTTTTATATAATATATTAAAATGATGATGTTGTTCGCCAAGTTCTTTCAGCTTAGCCATCATGTCTTCTATACTATCTAAATCATGTAGATGAAATAATAACTCATACCAAGTATCATGAAACTTAACAAATTTTACAGTCCTAGTTATTGGATTAACTTCTGAAGATCTCGGTAACGTTGCTATTAAAAATTTAACGTTTGATGTAACATTGTCAACAATATTTAACTCAAAAGATTCTTTACTATATCTAGTTATAAGTTCTTGAGGTGACATTGTTTCTTCATCATCCTCACTTAATAGTTCTTCAGAATTATTTTCTATATTGTTAATACTATATTCAGTCTTTAATACTTTCTTAAGATGTGTCTTATATATTTTCATATATTTTGGATCCCCCATTGATTTATATAAAGACAACGCTCTTTCATGAGAAAATATTTCTATTAGAAGTTTTTCCTCTGTTATGTCTTGAGTAAAGTTACCTGTTTTATGGTAGGCTCTTAATTTAGATAATTTTTTTTCAAGATCAGGAATTAATTTATTATTTATATAAGCAAACATTTTATTAAAATTCATTCCCTTTATGTCTGCTAAATCGTTGACTCCGTTTTCTACTATTAATATATGAGCAAGCCCTTTTATAAAATCGTCAAAATCAACTCTAGAGTTAACAAATGGAACATTAACCATACCATCTCCTATAGAGCTAATTTCTAAAGGAGCAGATAATCCTTCTAATTCTTTTATTCTTGAGCGTTTAATCTTGTGATATTTAAAAGCACCTCTATCTATAAGTTTAAATAAAGTATCTAATTCATAATTAGCAATCGCATTTTTACCAGTAAAATAATGTTTAATAAAATTAAATAAATTCTTAACCCAATCAAATATAGAAGTTGGTTCTTCGCCATTTTTTACTTCCATATAATTACGCCAAGCTCTAAACTCTTCTGCAAGACGTTCTTCAACTTGTGAATCACTGGCGTCTGGAATATTATATTTTTTACGAGCTGCATTATAAAACTGTTTACGTTCTATGTCTGATAAGTAACCTAATGATACCCTATGAAAGGCCTCGTGATATACAGTGCCTTTAGGCGCATTGCTATATAAGTATATAGCACTAGATTTAAATACACCATATGCTTGTTTGCTTTCACCATCTACAATAATTTCTAAGAAACGATCAGACATTTCTATAGTAGATCCACTCTTGAGTCTATCCTTTAACCAAGTAAGTTCTGTCTCTGATATTTTTTCAGTTTCTTCATCTACTTGTTCAGACCTATAAAAACCAGTAACTGTATCATCCTCACCTATAACAATACCAGAACCAAGTATATCATTTATATTTTCTACTGTAGGAGTTGGTATTTCTGGAGCAACAGGGGTATCGTTTTCACTCTGATCGTTTGATTTATCGAATGAATCTAAATCGGTATCTAACACTTTCAGAGCAGGACTATGTATAACTGTCTCTTTAAAAGAACCTGTCTCTTCATCCAATACCCTTTCTACATTTGTAGATACTGCATATCTAGCTCCACCTTTACCACTAGATATAGGAGTACTCATAAGCATCTGAGCCCATGTTCTAGTATCACCTGGTTTAATTTCAAACGAACCAATTTGTATACCAGATTTATTTTTATATAAAGAGTTTAATTTAAAGCCCAACTTAGTAACTTCAAATGGCACTCTATACTTCTTACTTTCACTAGCCCATTTTATAAATTTACCACGTTGAGATGCTGTAGCTTTAGATATATCTTTTATAACTTGATCTCCAAAATGTAATTCTTTTCTACCTTTAAGATATAATACTTGATTTTTATCTTTCATATTATTAGAAACCTTTTCTCCTTGTGCAACAAGCAAGTCTAATATCTCACCAACAGTAGCATTCTTTACATTATCTCTATTTAATTTTGCAGAATAACCAAAACCAGCAGCTATAATTAAATAAGAATCCCATAATATTTCAGCGTGCTCTTTTGATAAATTAGAAACAGTGGCATGAACAAATATATCACTACCATCTAATGTTTTATTGGTTCTAAATAATACAGCACCTGGTTGAGTAGACCACATACCAACAACACCAGATTCCATAAATGGAGAAGTAGTACCAGCAGAATCTTGTATACCAATCCATAAATCAACATCCTTAAGCTCTTCACCAAGTCGTTCGTGTATAGCTCCATGAGTAGCTACTCTATTTAAATGGCCGCCATATCTTTTTAAACCTTTTCCTATAGCAATATCTGCGGCTAATAATTTTTCTAATAAAGTTACTCTAAAAGCACGAGTCTTCTGTCTTTGATGTAATATATATTCTTCTGCCGCTTCAACTCCTTGCTCCATATAAATAGAAGCAGGGGCATCTAAATTCCAAAAGTCAGAATTATGTACATATAAATTAAATTGATCTGTACCATCAAATCGTTGTTCACTATCTTCATTTTTTAAAACAACAGTAAGTTTTATTGGTATTGTATCAATAATATGATTAAAATTATTATCTGTAACTTGATCTATTAGATCTGATATTAACTTATTAATTCTTTGAGTCTTTACTTTATTTGATAATCTTTTATTACCTTTAATTGATAATATTCTTTTCTTTAAGTCCTGATGTGTTTCCCAAAATTTCTGTTTATCGCTGAGATCTAATGAATATTCAACTCTACCATCTTTTAAAGATTGTTCTATAGAGTCTACAGCAGACAACGGTGTACTTAATAGAGAATTCAATTTTGGATCTCTTTGAATAATTTCATTTGGATTAGATTGTTCTATATGTGACATAGATACCATATCGCTCAATGTCATAAGAGGATCATTTAAATGCTTGTCATGTAAAGATTTACGTAATTCAGCATTTGGATCATTATTCTTTTCATCTATTGTAGATGATACAGTATCAACTAAAGAAGGATCTATTTTACCAGAATTATCATATAACCATATATCATCCTCATCATACTCTTCTAAAGTATTAGACTCATCCACAGAGCCATCTTCATTTACAGCAAACTGTTTAACTACATATTTACGTTTATTATCTGTAAATTTAACATTGTCAATTATTGCCAATGGACCATCTTGACCTATTGTAACAGTATCTCCTATTTGAAGACCATTCTTATATTCCTCCTCTTGTCTATCTTCAAATTCCTTTGAATACTTTTCTATATCTTTATCTGATAAAAGTTCCCCATTATTATATCTTTTTAAAGCTTGTCCAAATATGTAACTATCCCTTTTTATGAGAGACAGTTTATTAGAAAGTTCTTTATATTCTAATAAGTCAGCTTTGTTAACTTTTATGGAAGAGTCATTAGTTTTATCATCATCAGGATAGTTATCTTTTAAGTTTTGAATTGTTTTTTCTAATCTCTCTATTTCTTTTTTTATAGACTTACGCCAATTATCGATATCCTCTTTTGTCTTAGTTGGCATTTGCTTCATAACATCTTCGTTATGAATAATATTATCTTTATTAATAATATTTTGTAAAGCCTCTAACTCTAATTCATTAAATAATATACCTTTCCCAGTAAGACTTAAGTCCTTAAAAGCCTGATTAGCACTTTTTTCATATTTGTCTTTTGAGTTCTCAAGCTCTTGCTCAATATTTTTTATACTATTATCTATTATACTTTTACCTATACTAGTACTAGTCATAACGGATGCTAAAGCTTTTTTATACCAGTCTGCATCAATGCTCCTACCAGTCTTTTTTAGATTTTCTAAAGCTTTTTTATATCCTTTGTTAAAAGTATGCCCCTCTTGGTTTATATCTCTTAATGTTTCATTATACAAGTTATATGCTTCTTCAGCATACTTCTTAATTTCTGAAGCATTTTTCTTATCTTGAGTTATAATAGATTTACCTTCTTCTGTTTCAGCAAAAGCTTGTAAATCTTTTGATGCTGTAGAAAAATCACCAGAATCAACTAAATTAATAAAAGAGTCTAATAGTTCTTTTGAATTACCCATGGCAGCACGAATACCTAATTCAGCACCACCTTTACTTAACTCCATAGCAAGCTTATGATCGTCTCCTATTTTTTGAGCATTTAATATATTCTTCCCTATAGTAGCATATCGTTCAGCAATAGATCTAATTTCAAGTACTTGTGTATCTTCAACACCTCTTACTTTATCCATTAAAGGACGTCCTACACCTTGCATAAAACCAGCCCCAATTGCCCCAAAAAAAGCATTGGTTGCCATTTCTCCTATATCGATATTTTCTTTAGCCCAAGGTATAAATGATACATCCATATCTGGATTAATCATTCTTTCAGCGCTATATAAACCATACTGATTTGAAAGATACTGATATGCTTCTTCGCCAGCTTCGCCAAGCATATCCTTACCAAGAGTATATGAAGCTTTTAAAGACGGAATATAATCTTTCAAAGATACTTTTTGACCTAATTCATTCTTTGCAGCTACACTCATTCCCTTTACAGCATCATCTGCCTCTCCCCTTAAATATTTTCCAATATATTTATTAAGAAATAAATATTGAGGGACATCTTGTACAAGCATAGCCCAGTTGGCTATATAGTTGTTTTTAGCAGCCTTTGCAGCAATTTGTCTTGCTTCATCTTCTGACTTACCAGAAGAAATAGCCATTTGATAAGATTCATCGTATGTACCATTTGATTCCATTAAAGCTTCCATTTTTCTTGATGTAACAGCTTGTGTCAAACCAGCAACTGTTCTAGATACATTAGTCGAAGCTTTACTAGCTATTTGAGCAGCTTCAGCAGCAGTTCTACCAGCTCTAATAGCAGCAGAGTACTTACCAGCAAAAGTTAAACTTTTAGCAAGTCTAGCTGGTATAGCGGCAACTGCACCAGATGGTATCATTAATGACAAAGAAGACGCAATTGATGGACCATTGCTCATCCACCATGACCAATCCCATGGCCTAAAATCACCTTCTCTATAATCATACTCATATACAGGAGTTGCTTCTCTTGCCCATTCTCTTATTGATTTACCAAATCTACTTACTGCATTACCAAATTCTTCATCTTCACCAGACATTAAATCGCTAAATTCATTGATTTCACCAAGATAACCAATCCCCTCAATAGTGCCTCCTATAAGTTCTCCAACAATAGCCTGATTTAGAAAAGAACCAAACTGAGCAATAGGACCTTGTCGAGAAGCTCTTATATTTTGCAAGTATGGTTCATCTAAATAAGTAAGACCACTATCAAATCTTGATTCCCCAACATTATATAATTTTAAAGATCTATAAGGATCCCCTCCATACTCATCAAAATACTCTCCTCTTATAGGTTTTAATGTTTCTGGAAACTTAAAAGATTCCTTTGGATATACTTCGGATCCAGCATTAACTATAGAATTATCTCCTGTAACAGTATTATATAAAACTCTCTTTGCCATATTTTAAAATATTATCTAGAAGATATAACTTTTCTTCGACCAGTAGAACTAACAGACTGACTCAAATTCATATCATATGGAGAATATCCTTGCCCTTTAAATATATTATCTACAATTAAACCATAAATATCATTCATATTTGTTGTAGAAGGAATATTTTTATTATTTGCATCTTTTGTATAGACATAATCATAATTCTTTCCATCTGGAGTTGATCTAATTACTTTATATACTGGAACAAATGCTTCTTTTCCATTTCTTGTACCTAATTTATAATCTATTTCTACACCATATAATCCATCTTCTGCTTCGCCTAACATAACAACTCCTCTTTGAGCAGTTTCAACCATGTTCTTTATATTTTTTAAATTAGATAATTCATTGCCAAGACCAATGTCACCAACTGCTATTATTTGATTACCAGCATTCTTAATTCCAGAAGAATATCTATTTCCTTTCTTAGGTGATACAATTAAACTCATTCCTTCTGGAACATCTAAAGACGGTCCAGCAGGTTGTAAAGCATTTCTAAACTCTTGCATATTTGAGAAACCAAGTTTTTTCATTGTCTCTTGAGCTGTCAATGGTTCATCTGTTCCTGGACTAATATATTTATAAGCTTGATACGTATTATCTAATAAGTTATTTAAATATTCTATCATAGAAGGATCGTTAGATACATACATTGCTCCGCCCATCTGGTTTTCGCTAGCTTCTTTATAACGTTTTACAGTTTCAGTTTCACTTAATTTATTACCATCTTTATCAACTGTTAATTCAGGAAATTCTCTCTCTACTATTTTATAAGCTTCTTTTAAATTTTTAATTCTGGTTGTATAATCAGCAATAGGAGCTAAATCAGAACTCATTGAACCATAACCATAACTACCAGAGACTTTATCTCTATCTAGTTCTCCTAATAAATTAGCTGTTCCATTTTGTAATATATTAGATGGATCTTGTACTATTTTTTTACCAGTACCACCAGTAGCTATTGGTCGCCAACTTGATATAAGATTAGTAGGATCTCCTCCACCAGCTCCTTGTGCAAATTCGGGCAGTAACTGGTCATCAGAAGATATATACTGTCTACCATAGTCTTCCATCTGCATTTTTAATATATCAACATCACTCATATCTTTTGATATATCTCCATACATTTTACGGAATAATTTAACTTGCTGTTGACCTAATGGATTAGCAGCTAACTCTTGTGCAGCTCTATTTGATATATTTCGTACGTCATTCATATCAATGCCCTGCCGTAAAGCCTTTAACCCTCCTTCTAATGTTACTATACCTTTAGATTGAGGTTTCATATGTTTATAGTACTGTTCAAATAGGTCAGATTTATCTGTATATGCTTCTGGCATATAATTGTATATACCTGTTTCACTATCCCATCCAATTGCAGGATCCTCATCAAGTAATTGATTATATTTGCCAGCAGCTATAAGTTTTTGTTTCATTTCTTGGGCTTGATTCCATCTAGCTTTACTTTCTTCAATTCTACGAATTTTATCCGATGTACCAGTCGTACGAAGTCTTGTTGAATATTTTGCCCATTCTACAGGATTACTTAAATCAGTAGACATAGCCTCTTCTGCTAATTTTTGTATTTGTGGTAAATATTGCTGTTTAACCCATTCTTCATCTTTAGAGTTTGCAATATAGTCAACTAAAGAAGCTTGATCAATATATTTAGAAGCAACATCCTGTCTACGTTCAAGATCTTCTTGACGCTTCATACCAAGAGCAGTAATCTGATCTAATGGTAGCGGTACAAATGTATTAAAATAATTACTCTCCGCAGGAGTATCATATCTGTTAATTCTTGCCATAATTATCTATTGTATTTACCATAAGATTTTAATTGATCCAAATTTAACCAAGGATTAAAGAATGGATTTACTCTTTCTAAAACATCTAAATATGCTCTTTGTGAAGCTAATTGGTTATCCATCTGCATCTGATTGAGTGCATACCTTTGCATACCAGACGCTGCAGCTGCACCAAAGTTACGTTTTGCTGCTAAGTTACGAGCATTAATATCATCTCTCATTGCCAATGCATTAGCATTCATAGCACCAAGGTTATAATCCATCTGTGCTTGTTCTGCCGCATATTGGTTATCCATATTAATCTTCTGTGAATATGCTGCTGCATCAGCAGACTGTCTACCAGTCATACCTGCTAATAAGTTAGACAATAATCTTGACCTATCACCACCAGAAGCATTACTAACATTTCTATTATATATAGCATTAGCATTTCGATTTGCAGCAAGTATAGGATCTATATTAAATCTACGATCATTCATTCGTGAACGTATTTGATTTGTATAAGGATTAAAATACCTACTGCGTTCTATCTTTTCAGGTTTACTAAATAATGCTTGACCAAGATTATAAATATCTGGAGCAAGAGCTAATGCCTGCATACCAATATTGCCCCAATTCATTCCGCTACCATCACCAGAAATATCTACGCCAGGAGTTTTTGCTAAATTTTTACCTGCTACTAATTTACTAGCATCTGTTGCAGGAGCAAATCCTGTAGTACCATATTGGTATAAAGAAGGAACAATTGATGTACCAGTAGTCAATGTGTCCAGCCCACTAGGAGGAGAAAAAGCTCTATTAAAACCTGCTGTTCTTATACCATATGATTCAGGACCAGATAAAGTAGTACCAGTTCCCCTAGCACCACCACTCTGTGTAGTAGCATAGTCTCCTGTTAAAAAATTTCTAGGGAGATTTGGTATTTGAAAATTAGAAATTCTACTATTGGATTGTCTTGCACCATAACCTCTATACCCTAAATCAATCTGACCTAATGCGGCAGTATTATTAGGCGACTGTGCATTATTATTAACAGTTGGTTGACCAGTAATAGTATCTTGAACTGCTACTTCTGATAATTGATTTGGATTAGCATATATACCAGGTCTAACGTTATATGTCATAGCATTAAATGTGGCATCCGGAGAAGGATATTTAATACCATTTGCAGTATAACCACTACCAGGATAGAATGGCCCTTGTTGCCACCATGGAGCAGTACCACCACCAAAAAACTTACGAGGAACACTACCCCCTTTAGACATTTTCATAGCTTCCTGTTTACCAAATAAATCAACACTCATCTTTAATGAGTTCTGTTTATTAAGGTTGGCTGTTTTCTTATTTAAGAATGTTGACCCAGGATTCTTTATTGTCTTATCTGCTTTTGCAGATAGTTTAAGCCATTTGTTCTGTTCCTGAGCAAATGTTTTATTTTTACTGAATTTTAATTTATCACTGAATATCATAGTACCTGGATCAAAAGATTTAAAATTGTCCCCTACCGAATTAGCATGAGACGGTAATTGAAATTTATACATAGTGCCATCTGGAGATAATGCCGTCTCACCTTTTTCTATTTCTGCATTAACCATACCAACCCTACCACCCATTGCAAATGTAGCAGTAAAAGGATTTTGTATACCATTGCCCATCATAGTATTAAATGAGTTATTAGCCTGAGCAACTCGTTGCTGCGCTAATTCTAACTTTTCTTGTTTATTACCAGCTATCTCACCAGCAGCACCCTTAATAAGGGCCCCTGCACCACCAATAATAGCACCAACAGCTGTGCCAATACCAGGAACAGCACTACCAGCTAAAGCACCAGTACCTGCACCAGCTGCCGTATCTGCTAATACACCACCCCATGAATATCTAGGTGTAACTTTATGTTTTTTAATTTTTGTAGTCATTTTATCTGTAAGAATTTCTATATGTAACACCTAAGTTGTCAATAATAACTCTATAAGAATTAGTATTGTTTGTGGAATAAGTTGTATCAAATTCACATACAATATATTTATCTCTCATACGTTCTGTGTAAGTTGTACGAACACCGCTTATATCTTCTATTTGAGGATTGTTAAATTGAGTAGGATATATAGTAGCTACATCGTTTCTTGGTATAATAGTTTGCCATGTGCGCTCTCTACGTTCAAGATTTGTTTTATAAGCTAAGTTATGAACTCCAGTTGTTTGATAATCATTATAAAACAATATGCTGTTTATGGGACTTAATTCATTATCAATTAATTCATTAACATTCTTTTTATATATATCAGATATATTGCTAGCTACTTTAACTTCGCCATTATAAAACATATTATCAAATGCCTTAGCATTTAAATAATATGGATTAAACACGGTACGAAGTTTTGATCTATGTCTACCTAATATATCGTTATAATACAACCCATAAAAGTTATTCCTAGCTTGAATAGTATCATCTACATTATGAGTAAATAATAAATTCTTAGGATATAAAGTATCTGTTTCTAGAGGATTGTGGATTGTAGAACTTAGATATGTATTATTGAAAGGAATATATATGTAAGGTTTAAATGAATATTCTGAAGTAAAACAATCCATTGTCTCATTAAAGGCAAGTGTAAAAGGCCTGTTTAATGATAATTCAGATACACCAGGATTAACTATAGAACCATTATTATAATTAGCTAATGTAAATAATATCTCATTATTTGTTTTATCTTGAACAGATATATATTTTGGCCATGTTGCAATATTTAAATCTACATTAAATATAGATTTAATTTCTTTTTGTAACGCAAGATCACTAAGTGACTCTGCAAATCTATTAATAGAAAGATTACGCCTATCAACCCAATATACACCAGCAACACCACCAACTACTGAAAACTTATCTTCACAACCTTTTTGAGTAGATATATAGTCGAACCTATCAAGTACGCCACCTGTACCTAATACTAATTTAGATGCATTATTATCTTGTATTAAAGATCTATCATTTACAGCCAATACACCAAATGCTTCATCTTGCCAAAAATATAATGACTGACCATACTCTAACATTGCATTTACTGAACCGTACTTGCTATCTACTTCAATAGTTTCATTGACACCAAACTTGGTCCATGAATCAACATATTCCCCATTGATTTTAGCATTGGATGCTCTTACCTGTGTATCAAACACTGTTTCAGTTTGTCTACTTTCATCTATTGATATTAAAGATGCAATTAAAGGTTGTTGTGAATATACAGTATTATATTTATACATATCGTCTGTTTGATTGTATACTCTTATATTCGGATCTGGAGTAGCCCCATCTGTAAACATATGAGCGCCAAGTTCCTCTTGAATTAAATAAGAATATATTATATTATATTGTTTATGCATTTGAAAATTACTAGACCTCAAATTACAATTGATAGAAGACTCTAACGGAACATAAACTGCTTCACTACATGAATCACCAGGAGTATTACCTTCAGCCCTACTTAAATCATATAATAATGTTGATACATCAAAATAAGTAATAAAAGTATCTCCATATGAACAATTATACTGAATCCCCTCATCGTATATTATATTGGAACAAGGAATCATGTTATTAAATTGCCTATTCTCATATGTTAATCCACCATATTGAGAATTCCAACAATTGTTTTTATAATTAACTAATGCTAATGTTTTACCTTCTGCAGACCAACTGTTATTTGAATATTTTACAACTATACCACTTGAACCTTTTGCATCTATATCATTAATATCATTATAATTATAAAAACTCACACCGCCTACATTATAAGCACTTGGATCTCCTTCGATGGGAATAACAGAAACCATATCAGTTATATCAGTATAATCATCTGCTGCAAAAGAACTACGAACAGTATTAGCTCTACATTTAATAATAGATCTTGTATCAACAGAACTATAACCGCCAGTTGTTATTTTATCATCATTAAAATGAGTTAAATACTCTAAATAATCATTGCCTGAGTTTGATATATTTTTTGTTATATTTATTTCTGGAGATAATAATTTAACAAGATTTTCATTATTAGCACTATAAGTATCTATAGGATCAATAGCACGATCCATATACCAGCCTGTTACATATGTTAATGGATATGCTAAGCATTGTGTTACAACTTGACGGTCCTCCCTATTCCTAGGAACTCTATAAACTTGTGCAGATACTGCATCAGTTGGCCAAGAACCAGATTTAATTTTTATAACAGGGTATACTCGCCTAGCTTGAGTCATAGAGAATATCCTATTAGCAATTACACCGTAAGTAGAGTCTACCATTTTAGGAATCCTAAGATCACATATCCATTTTGGTTCAGTGTCTTGTCCCCTAGTATTTTTAAAACTTACAAACAACCTATATACTTCATCTCTTTGCCATGATAGTTTACCACCATTTAATGGACTAGAGTAATTACTATATGAACCATTAGATACTGTACCAACATAATATGTAGAAGCAGTACCAGAAACATCGTCTATAGCAAAGTCTTCCCATTTAAATTCTATATCAATATTAGGTCCTTCGGCACCTAAGGTAACACCATCTGCTTTATATATATACTCATAATTTGTATTACCATCATTATCAGGATTATTATAATTATTAATCCCATCATGATCTTCATAATAGTTATGCCAACCTGCATAATTCCAAGAAGACAGATCTGAAGGGTCTGTAGGAGTTAATATAGAACAAGTACCATAAGAATGTGATAGATCATTAACATGTGCTATAACTGTTGTTGCACCTGTTGCAGTATAACTATATTGAAATATAGGATCTCCAACAACAGTATTACTTAATGTACATTCTAACATTAAAGGTGTACCACTAAACATTAAATCTGGAGATGTTAATTCAAATAATAAATCAATACCATTCCAAACAGGATTTACAACAGTTACATTTGTAGAAGTAACATTATATATGTTTAAACCAATTTGATATCTTAAGTCTAACCTATCAAATAAGTATTGTGTAATAGCTGTTATAGTTCTATCAGTTGGAACGGCTGCCCACTCTTTGAAATTATATATACTTATATAAATACTATTAGGTCCCCAATATTGAGTAGTAACATAATTAAAATCATCTTCAGGAGAATCATCATATAATTGATTTAATACATAGTCATAACCAGATCCAGACTCAGTATAATTTTTAAACCTAACTACCCTAGCATCAAAATCGTCTATAGTAAATGTTTTCTTTTCTATATTAGCAGCAAATAATATATTATTTTTTGTAGCTAATTCCTGACATATAAATATTTCTGTAGAATCTATACTAAATTCTTCTGCTGTTAATTCAGTAATAATAG